GCCGGTTTGCGTCCGTTGCATCAGGCCAAGTTCAAGACGGGTGAGTATGGGAGGCTCGTCACGCTTACGTTCAAAGGAGAGGACAAGATGGCGGAAGAAAAGATCGTCGCCGCTTCGGTTGAGACGGGGGACGCTCTTGCCGTCAAGCGTCTCTCTGAAAAAGTGGCGAAGCTGGAGGCCGAGTTGGCCACGACCGAGAAGCAGCGCCGCGCTGAGCGCGTCGAAGGCAAGGTCAAGAATGTGAAGGTGCCTGCGCTTCAGGATCACTTCCGCGCGCTCTATTCGCTGATCGCGGAAGATGGCGCGCCGAAGGTTGTGAAGTTCAAGGTCGAAGGTTCCGAGAACGCATCGGACGTTCCGACCGAGCGTGTGCTCGATGACCTTGTGGAGCGGGTCAATGAGAAGGTGGCAAGCCTTTTTGTTGAGATTGGCGCTGGCCGCGCTGATCGTTCGCTTGGCGTGGACTTTGGCGCGGACATGCCTGCCGGTGAAGCCATCGACGCCAAGGTCAAGGCGCTGATGCAGAAGTCAGGCAAGACCTATGCGCAGGCATGGGACGCCGTGCTCAAGGCCACGGAAAACAAAGAGCTTGTCGCTCGCTATCGTCAGGAGGTTCGCTAATGTATACCGGCGAAGATTTCCGCATCGCGTATCGCGCGGCGGCTGACCTGCGGCTCTTCCAGTATCGCGCGGTTCGCGTGAGCGCGGAAGGCGCGGTCAATGTGGCATCCGCCATCACTGGCACCAATACGTTTCTGGGTGTTCTGTTGAACGCTCCGAACACGAACGAGGCGGCAGAGATTGCCGTCGCGGGCGTTGCCAAGATGGTTGCCAATGGTTCAATCACGGCGGGCGGTCTTGTGACGCACTCGGCCTCTGGCTACGTGACGGCGGCAACGTCGGGCACGCCGGTCATTGGCCGTGCGCTTGGCACGTCGAGCAACGCGGACGATGTTATTCCGGTGCTGCTCGCTCCCGTTTACTCGGCTACGGCGTAAGGAGGACTGACAAATGCCTTTTGCTTCAGGTCGCGGCATTAAGTTTGACGTGCCGCTTTCGCAGCTGGCGGTGTCAGCCTTCGCTGATCCGTCCAATGGCACCGGCTTGATCGGTGACATGATTTTCCCCGCCGTTCCGGTGGAGCGTCAGTCCGATGTGTATTACATCATCGAGAAGGACGCCTTCCTTCGTGACTACGGCAATCAGACCTATCTCCGTGCCCCCGGCGCGGCGGCGAAGAAGGTTGAGTGGACCGTTTCGTCCAATACTTTCTATGCGGCCAACTATGCGCTGATCACGGAGCAGGCGCTTGAAGATCAGCGCAACGCTGATCGCGCGGTCGCCCTTGAGGCGAACGCCATCCGCCTGTTGACTGGCCAGCTTCGGCTTGCGCAGGAAATCCGCATCGCGTCACTGATCACGTCGATCAGCAACGTGGGTTCGGGTGTTGCGCTGTCAGGTGCTGACAAGTTCTCGGATACGGTCAACTCGGACCCGATTGCGGTTGTCAATACGGCACACGCGTTCATCCAGCGTCAGACTGGCCTTACGGCCAATATGGCGATCATGGACTTCTCGACGTATCAGACGCTGCGTCGCCACCCGGTGCTGCTTGACATGTTCAAGTATACCAAGGGCGGTCAGCTGAATAACGAGGAAATTGCGAACGCTTTCAGCGTTGAGCAAATCCTCGTTGGTCAGGGTGTCTACAACGCTCGCCGTGAGAGCACGTCGGCTGCGGCTTCGATGGTCAATATCTGGGGCAACAATCTTGTGATCGCGCGCGTTGATGCAAACGCCGTCGGCCTCCAGACTGCAACCCTTGGCCTTCGCATGCAGTGGACGCCGGAGTTCTATCCGGCCAACTTTGGCGTGCAGCGTTCCGTTGAAGCGGCGGCTGGTCAGCGCAAGGTTGAAATCTTCGAGGCAGGTCACTATCAGGATGAAAAGGTTGTGGCGCGCGACTTCGCGTATGCCATTACCGGCACCCTGTAAGGAGTGAGGGATGCTTAGGGTATTCACAAAGGACGTTGGCCGCTACCAGCGGGGCGACGTGCGTGACTATCCAAGCCACGTTTGGACGGATATGGCGGTGAAGGTCGGGCAAAGTCTCGCGGCCTTCACTGCCGATCCATCCGAGCACTTGGAACCGCAAAAGCCGAGCCTGAAAACGAAGAAAAACTAAGGGGCTCCCATGCCTGTTATCAATCGAGTTCCGGGGCTAATCGCGCCGGGTGTGCAGTATCTCCCGCTCTCCGGCCCCGGCACTCCGGCGGCGGGCCAGACTGTTCTTACGTCTGGCGGCACGACTGTTACGGTGAGCACGACGCTTGCCCGGTCAAACGCTATCGTGCAGATTTTGAGCACGCTGCCTGCGAGCGTCGGCACCAATTCGGCTGGCTACATTCTCGTTAGCAGCTTGGTGCAGGGCGTCAGCTTTGCTTTCGCGCGCAACAACGGCGTTGGTGCAGGGTGGAGTGAGACGATCAACTGGCGCATTTTCTATCCGACTGCGGTTTAACTTTGAACGTGTGAGGGCTGACGATGGCGGTTCCGATTACTGCAACGACTGTGACGATTACATCGGGCACGTCGGTTAGCTCTCCGTTCACTGTTCGCGGCGGCATCTTTAGCGGGATGTTTGTTCCGATTTTGAACAGCGGTTCGATTGTGTATGCGGACGCCAGTTATCTGGGCATGGCGTCGGGGGCGTTTGGCGACGTGACTTCGGCTTCGTTCATGCCGATCACGTCCGCTGATCGTGTGTCGCCTTGGGCGTTGACGGTTGTCAATTCAACGCAGGCGGTGGCATTGAGCACGGACTTCCATCCGTTTGGCACGATCCGGTTGCGGACTTCGGTTGCGCAGTCAGATGCGCGTCATTTCATTATTTTCACGCGGCCTGAATAACGCGCGGGGGGCTTAGGCCATGGCGCGATCAAGGCACAGGCTGACAAAGGCGATCACGCTCAAGACGATCAAGCCGACTTTGGCGTGGTCGCAGGGTGCGGCTTATGCCTTTGACTTTCCCGCCAACGCGGCGCGGTTTACTGACCGCCCTGCGGGGAATTTGCTGACATCGCCGGAGGACTTCAGTGCGGCGGCGTGGACGAAACTTGGCGCGTCCGTCGCCGCTAACGCGATTGCGGCCCCGGACGGCACGCTTACGGCGGACCTTTTGGTCGAAGACACTTCAACCGGCACGCATATTACGCTGCAAACCGCTACCGTCACGATCTCTACAGCCTACACGCTTACACTTTTCGTTAAGGGCGGGGGGCGAAATTGGGTGCAGCTTTTAGAGAACGGCGGGTCATCAAGTAACGCATATTTTAATCTTTCGGCGGGCACTGTCGGCACAGTCACTGGGGTGGGCGCGGTTGCCAGCATTGAGGCATTATCTGGTGGCTGGTATCGTTGCCGCCTGACATTCACCACCGGCGGCGCGCAAGTCGCCGCAAACACTCAGGCTCGCATAGCAACCGCTGACACAGTTAATAGTTACACAGGCGACGGCACGTCTGGCATTTACGTATGGGGCGCTCGCCTTGAGGCTGGCAGCGTTGCGGCGGATTATCTGACCCGCGAGGCGCGGTATTATGCGCTTGCATCGGTTCCCGGCTGGACGTTCAGCCGCGCGAGCACGGGCTATGCGCTTAACAACGCGGGCCAGCTTGTGTCGTTTGCGAGCGGTGCGCCGCGCATTACGGATCGCGGGTTTCTGGCGGAGGGCGCACGGACGAACCTCTTGTTGCAGAGCCAGACGTTCAATACAACGTGGTCGCTGACGAATGTAACGGTTACATCTGACGCCATTGCGGCCCCCGACGGCACGCTGACTGCGGACAAACTTGAGGTAAACGGCGCGTCTCCAAATGTTGTGCAAAACGCTGTTGTGGCCGCAACGACTGCCACATATTCAATCTACGTAAAGAAAGGCAGTGGCGCGACGGACGCGAACCGCTTTCTACTCCGCAACAACACAACGTCAACCAATCTTGTCGGAATTACTTTTAATTACGACACGGCGGCAATCACATACACGACCGGATCATCAGGCGCATCAGTTGAGGCTTTAGCGGACGGCTGGTATAGGCTGGCTCTGTCAACATCCTCTGGCATCACAAGCGGGGACACGATCAGATGTTATCCGGGCTTCACAGGTTCATCTGACTCGATTGGCGAGTTTGCATATTTCTGGGGCGCTCAGCTTGAAGCCGCCGCGTTCCCGAGCAGCTACATACCGACGACCACGGCCAGCGTTACACGCGCGGCGGACAGCCTAAGAATATCAAGCGTCACCGGCCTCACGTTCCCAGAAACTCTATTCGCGGAATTTGAGCGCGTGGTTGACACAGGCACGACAGAAACGCTTGTGCAGATTGACGCCGGGTCAAATAATGACCGCCACGTTCTGCGCATCAATTCCTCTGACCAAGCGCAGCACGACATAGGCTCTGGCGGTGTTTCACAATCCAGCATGAGTGTCACGGGCGCGCTAGCGTTGAATACGATTTACCGCGCGGCGTCACGCTGTGAGACTAACAACGCAAACATTGCGCGCGGCGGGACAATTTCGGGCGGGGATGACACCTCGGTCACAGTCCCGGCAACGCCGACCGATATTCGATTTGGCAACGATACGGGGTCATCGCTTGCGGCTTTTAACTACATCCGCAAAGTTGCGATCTTCGCCCGCGCCCTTACAAACGCCGAACTTCAAGCGATAACGGCCCCATGAAATGATCGACTATCTCCTCAGCTACGAAACAGAGGCCGCTGCCCTTGCCGCATTGACCGGCACGCCCTTTGTCATCAACACAGGCGACGGCTTGGCATGGAACGCGAGCACCGTTTTCCCGGCGCTGAAGCTCTACACACAGACCGCGACCTATGACGCGGAAGGCAACGAGACCGCGCCCGCCGCTTTGATTGACGCGCAATTCTGGCTGGTCATTTCGCAAGACGCGCCCGCGCCGGATGAAACGATTACCGCGCTTGACGCCTGCCAAGTGGCTGCCAATCGTGAAGCCGCACTGGCTGGCGAGCCGTTCATCTTCCAAACCGGCTTGCGCGCTGATCCTGCCGTGATCGCCACGATTGCGCGGATTGACGGGCTGCCTGCGGGCAGCACCTATCCGTTTGGCGAAGCGCGGATTATACCTTAAGGGCCTGACTTGAACGACCATGGAGAGAAACACATGCATCTTGATATTGCTCTTGTAGTCCCCGGCATGGAGGTCAGCGCCGACTGCCTCCAAACCAAATCACTTGGTGGCAGTGAAACGGCGGGCCTTAGCATGGCCTTTGCGCTTGCCAAGCTGGGACACAAGGTCACGCTATTCGGCAACACGACCGCGCATAGCGGGCACGGTGTTACCTTCCTTCCGCTTTCCGATTGGCAGCACTGGCACCAAAGCGTTCCGCATGATGTTGCGATTGTGCAGCGCGTGCCGCAGTTCTTTGGTGGCGCGGTTCGCGGCGCGTCCAAGATCAACATTCTTTGGCAGCATGACTTGGCGTTGAAGCGCCAAGAACAAGAGTTCAAGGGCGTCTTGTGGAATGTCGATCAGGTTTGGCTTGTGTCCGATTGGATGCGGGAACAATACCTTCGCGTCTATGGTGGTGAGCCTTCGACCTATTGGGCCACTCGCAACGGCGTTGACATTGAAGCCATCAAGGCTGCTCCGAAACAAGAGCCCGACCGCAACCTGATCCTTTACGCATCACGCCCGGAACGCGGGCTTGATGTACTACTTAACGAGATCATGCCTGAGGTTTGGGCGTTGCGCCCGGCAGCGCGGCTTGAGTTCTGCACCTATAACCATACGCACCCCGACATGGCGCAATTCTATGGCGACATTGCGCGCGTTGCCGCGTCGCATGGCAACAAGGTGCGCAACCTTGGCAGCCTTTCCAAGGTGGACCTTTACGCCAAGATGAAACAGGCCGGGGCCTATGCTTACCCGACGCCTTCACCGATCATGGCAACCTTTGCCGAAGTGTCTTGCATCGCGGCCATTGAGGCCATGCACTGCGGTTTGCCGTTCGTGACGACCGGGCGCGGGGCCTTGAAGGAAACGCTCGGCGGCGCGGGCGTATGTGTTCCGCATACGGATGACCGCAAGCAATGGGCCAAGGACTTTGCTGCCACGATCATTGCAGCGCTTGACGGCAACATTCCGGCCAGTGACGAGCGCGTCAACGGCTTCTATTCGTGGGACACAATTGCGCAGGAGTGGAGCGCGCGACTGTTTGACATGTTCCGGGATCGCAGCAATAGCCCGCAACGCTTGGCGGCGCACTTTTACCGCACGTCTGACATATCGGCACTTGACGAATTGTGCGAGCGCACGGGCTTTGACGCGGAAGAATATTTGACGCCTTACAAGTTCCGCGAAACGCCGGAAGACTTGGCCGCGCATTACGCTGCCATGAGCCGCGATACAGACGGCTGGCTTGGCGCACAATGGAACAGCGGGCAAATCAATCTGGCCCGGTTCCGCAACACGCAGGAAGCACGCTTTCACATGATTGAAAGCGGCATCGCGGCGCGGATCAAGAAAGCGGGCCGTCGCCTGCGCGTGCTGGACTACGGCTGCGGGCATGGCTGGATGGGCGTGTATATGGCTAGCCGCCTCGACGTTGATTGGGTGGGCTGGGACATGGACGATGGGGCCCGTAAGTGGGCATCCCTGTTCATTACCAAATATCAAACGGACGATCAGCCCGGCGTGTTCTCGGTTGCCGATGCGCCGCCCGATAGTCAATTTGATATCGTCGTTTGCTCGGAGGTTATGGAGCACGTCCCGAATTACACGGCCTTGCTGGAGGCGCTTGAAGCGCGTTGCGTTGACGGCGGGCTTGTCATCATGACAACGCCCTATGGCCCTGTTGAGTTCGGGACGCATAGTTGGCTGGGCTTCCGAAACCATATCCATCACTTTGAATTAGCGGACCTTCGGGAAATCCTGAAAGGCAAGCCGGACCTGTTCTTTCACGTCACGCCGGAGAAACGGAACGATCTGCTTAACGAGCCGTGCGGGTTCTACCTTTACGGATGGGCACCGGACCGCAAGCCGTTTGGCAAGATCGACTATGAGCGCAAGTTGCTGGTGCAGTCCCCCCGGCAGACGCTTTCGCTTAACATGCTGGCGGGGCCCGGCGCGGAAGCCACGATGGACGGCGCGCTTGAGCGTATCTCGCAGATTGCGGATGAGATCATCATTGCCGATGCGGGCCTTTCCGATGCGGGCTTGACGATTGCCTTTGCGCATGGGGCCAAGGTTGTGAAGGTTCCGCCGCCGACGCTTGCCGGGTTTGATACATGCCGCAACAAGGCGCTTGATCATTCGACCGGCGATTGGGTTCTGTGGGTTGATACAGATGAATTCGCTACGAATATCAGCGGCCTGTTGCGGTTCCTTCGGCCAAATAGCTTTGATGGCTATTGCATCTCACAGGTCAATTTTAGCGTTGACGCGGCCATTGATACGGATTTGCCGGTGCGGTGTTTCCGGCGTGTGCCTGAAATGCGCTTCCATGGGCTTGTGCATGAGCATCCGGAAAAGGGCTTGAACAAGGGGCCGGGAAACGTGATCGCGCTGGGCGATGTAAAGCTGGGCCATATCGGCTATCTTGAGGAAGGGCAGCGCCAGCGCAAGTTCCAACGTAATCTGCATCACGTTTTCAGGAATGTGCAGCAGCAGCCTGACCGCCTGCTTAATCACTTCCTGTTGATGCGCGACCTTGTGCAGATCAATAACTTCGAGCTGACCAAGAACGGCGGGCGCATGACGCCCAATCTTGTGGCCAATGCTGAAAAGGTTGTGCAGGTTTACCGTGAGAGGTTCCTTGGCAAGCCGTCTTATATTGGCGTCGATCCCAAGCTATACTACAGTGAAGCCAATAAAATGCTGGGCGTCGGCTTTGACGTTGAGGCTAACGTCTTTGTGACCAAGGACGGCGTCGGCGGCAATGGCATCTTTGGCGGGCGTGTGCCGGCCAAGGCATACCGTTATGCGAACGAGGAAGATTTGCGCGCGGACCTTGAACAGATGATCAAGGATAGCACGGCGCGATTTAAGGAAGTGGAGTTCTGGTAATGCCCGCGACGTTGCCGATCAGTTATACAAGCGTTGAAAAGGTCAAGGTCACCTTGTCCTTTATCAATAGTGTTTCGACTGTCACAAGTGAAGTAGTTGCGGAGTTCATCGGGCGAGAGGAAGCCAAGATGAACACGCGGCTTTCGGCCCGGTATGCGTTGCCGTTCACAACGGACATTCCCATTCTTACGGCGATTGCCAGCGACTTGAGCGCTTATGCGCTCTTGTCGCGGCACTCGTTCCTGTCGCAAACGACAAAGGACAATCCTTGGCCGGAGCGGTATCGGGAGGCCATGGACGAATTGGAGTTGATCACGGCGGGCAAGGTGGATTTGGTCACGTCATCCGGGGACATCGTGTCGATTGCCGGACGCATGTTGCCCACGTCAAACCGCTCACAGTATTACCCGACCATGACTGAGCGCGGCGGGGTATATGATGCGGTTGATCCAGACCGCATCACTGACTTGGATCAGGAGCGCAGCTAGTGGCGCAAGGCGTCGGCATCACGGTCGATAGCAAGAAGGTGCAGCGCGCTTTGCGCGTGCTTGTGAAAGAGCTTGGGCATAAGCGCGTATTCACTGAATTGGGCATTGCCACACGGACGGAGATTGATCTTAACTTTCAGCGCGAAGGCAACGACGAGGGTAAGTGGAAGCCGCTGGCAAAGAGCACCATTGAGCGCCGCCGAAAGGGGCCGGGTATTGGTAGCGCTAAAATCCTGCAAGATATTGGCCGGCTTAAGCAGTCGATGACGTTTGACCCGAACAAAAGCCCGCATTATGTGGACGTTGGGACAAACGTGACCTACGGCAAGTTCCATCAAGAGGGCGTTAAGCGTTCAGCTTTGCCGCGCGGCACAAGGCGCACGCGCCGAAGCCCGCGCCTGTCAACTGCGGGGGCCTATCGTATTCCGAAGCGCGCGTTTCTGCCGTCCGAAAAGTATGCGGAAAACTCGATTGCAAAGCGCGTGATTGATGCGCTGTTTGCTGAGATCAAACAGAAGATGGAAGGTGCGGGCGGGGGGCGTGTGGTCTAGTGGCAGATTACAGCGCAGCCAAGGAAGCAATGCGCGCACAGATCGCGGGCGCGGTTACGCTTGCCCCGTCGCTTGTGACTGTCGATGCGGAATTCACGTTTTGCGAAAATTGGGTGGGCATCTATGCGGGGCAGCGGCGGCTAGAGGATAGCTACAACGTCACGGACGGCAGGCGCACGCGCTACGCCGTGGAGTTCGAGGTTCATTGCTGGGCGTTTTCCATGAACGCTTCCGGGGCGCGGGTGCGTCGGGATGAATTGCTGGGGCAGGTAGAGCTTGCGATCTTGCGGGATCGTACGTTCGGGGGCGTCCTTGAAACGTGCTCAATCGGCGGGGTGCAGTTTGACAGCGGGGCGTCATCGGACGCGCCGGGGGCCTTTTGGGCCGGGGCCCGGTTGACGCTTGAAGCCCGGCTTAGTGTGGTAGTCTAATGGCGGCAGCGAATTACACAGCGGCATTGCAGGCGGCGGCCAATACACTGGCGGCCACGGGCGTTGCCGTGGCGGTTGAAGAAGAATTGGCTTTTGCCGAACGGGCCTTTATCGTGTATCTTGTAGAACGCCAAGCGCCGGAAAGTATTCAGCCCTTGGCCACGGGTTTCAAGGCTCGCTTCAATGTCGTCATTGACGTTGAATGCCGGGCGTTTTCGCTTTCGCTGGCGGGCGCGGTTGCGGCATGTGACGCGCTGATCAAGCTGGCAGAGGATGCACTGTTGCCGGACCCGACATTGGGCGGCACGGTATTGGGAACACAATTCACGGGCGGCGAATTGGCGTCCGGGCAGAACGAACAAACAGGAGCATTTGTTGCGGCCTCCGCACTCCGGCTGGAGTGTGAGATGGTTGCGAGATACGAGGTTTAAGTCATGCCTTACGGTATGCGCGGCTTTATCGGATACGTCAAAGAGAGCACCTACGGCACGGCTGCCTTTGCTCCCGGCTCTTGCACAAACTTCCTTGAGGGCATGTCGGAAAGCGTGGCGGTAACGATTGACCGCTTCGAGAGCCGTAACATCACGGGCAACATTCATGAGCCTGATGACAATGCGGGCATCCGCCGCATCGAGGGTGAGTTGGCGTTTGCCGCGCATCCGGTGCCGCTTGGCGCGTTTCTGAATAGCGCGTTCGGAACGGTTGTCACGTCCCTGATCGGCGGTTCACTGTATCGCCACACGTTCACGGGTGCGACGGCAGACGCTTCATCCGTTGCCCCTGTGCCGTCCTATACGCTGGAATTAAACCGTGACGTGACATCGTCACAGTTGATTACTGGCGCGCTTGTCAATGAATTGTCAATGCAGTTCACACCAAATCAGGACGTGCGCGTTACGGCCAATATCCTTGGCCGCGTGTCATCCGGTTCTAGCGCGCCGTCAACTGCGACCATGCCGTCATCCCCGACCGCGCCGTTCACGTTCGATACGGCCAGCGTTTCAGTGGGCGGTGTTGCGGTTGATATTGTCGAGGGCCTGACCATCTCGGTCAATAACAACCTTGAGGGCATCCCGACGCTTAACGCTTCAACCTACATCGCGCGTGCGCGCCGCACTGACTTTCGTCAGGTGCGCGTGAGCGGCACGATGGAGCTTGCCAATATATCGGACTATGACCGCTTCCTGCAACAGACTGAGGTTGCGGTTTCGGTTCACGTCACGAAGGCGAGTTCGTTTGCGTTGACGCTTGATCTGCCGCGCGTTGTCTATACGGCCTTCCCCATGGGCATGCCCGGCAAGGAACGCTTGACAGTCGCCTTTGAAGGCATGGCCCGTTATCACACGGGCAGCTTGTCCTCGATCCGTGCGCAGCTGGTCAACATGACCACTGCCTACTAATCCTTAACCTTGGAGGCTTTGAACGATGCAGACGGTTGTGAAGATTGGGGCGCTTGACGTTGACCTTGCGAAGGCGCTGCCTTTGACGCTGGGCGACGTGAAGGCCTTGATCAAGGCGGGCGCGCTCGGGGCCGATGGCAAGCCGCCCGCTAATGCGCCGATTGAAGGCGCTATTCAGTTCATTACGGTTCTTGCCCGCAAGGCAGAGCCGCGCATTACAGATGCGGATATCGAAAGCCTTCCGCATTTCGAGTTGCCCAAGTTGTCAAGTATCCTTGAAGCCCTGCTTGCGAAGGACGCTGACAGCCCTTTGGCAAAGTAGCCGTTGATCTTGTTTGGCCTTACGCGGAAGCGTGGGGCTGGACGCCGGAGACGGTGGCGGGGATCACGGTTGCTGAGCATCGCTGGTATAAGTTCCGATTTGAGCAAAAGGCCATGAAGCAAAAGCTCGCAGCACAAAAGAGGGGCGGACGCCGTGGCGCTTGACGCAAGGATCAGGTTTACGGTTGAAGGGTTGGGGGCGGCGCAAGCCTCTATAACCAAGTTCGGCCAAAGTGTGAGCAAGGCGGGTGAGTTGATGACCCGCTCGTTCACGCTGCCCATTGCTGCAATCGCAGCCATCGTTACACGCATTGCAGCACTTGCCCCCAAGACTGCGGCGAGTGAGGCAGCGTTTTCCAAGCTGCGCAACACG